CGTTTGCTCTTGTTCTGGCCGATGCCGTGTCGATTGCCGGCGCTGGCCTTGGGGCTTCCCTTTCCTGTAAACCTCTTTAGGGGGTTTGGGGGATTTCCCCCACGCAAACTTTAGGGATTTGGGATAAGCCCTCGCCATTGTCGGCGGTAACTACAACAATGGTTCGCTTGACGGTGCGTTTGCTCTTAATCTGAACAATGCCGTGTCGAATGCCAACGCTAACATTGGGGCTTCCCATTCTTTATTTCTTAAATATATCCCATTTCCCTTACCGCTTGGTAAAAATAAAACCGAAAAAGAGGCACGGGCAAGTAGCATAGTTGAAAGTCTGTGAGGTACTAAAGAAAGATGAAATCTTATAATCATTTATTTGAAAAAGTAGTAGAAAAAGATAATATAACGACAGCCATATATAAATCGTCAAAAAGAAAACGTAAAAGGGTAGATGTTAAAAGAGTTTTTGAAAATACTGAAAAGTATATTAAAAAAATTCAAACACTCCTTACGGATCAAACATATAGAATACAACCGCATAACGCAATAAAAATATATGACGGAAGTTCTCACAAGGCAAGGTTAATCGTGCAGCCGAAGTATATTTTTGAGCAAATTATACAACACGCAGTAATACAAGTGCTTGAACCTATATTTATGAAGGGTATGTATGAATATTCTTGCGGCTCTATTCCAAAGCGTGGCTGCCATTACGGTAAAAAACATATAGAAAAATTCATTAAGTTAAACAATAATTCAGAAATAAAATACTGTCTGAAATTAGACATACGCCATTATTACCAAAGTATAGACGTTGACATTTTGAAGGATAAGTTAAGAAAAATAATACACGACGATAAAATGATTTATGTTCTTGATTTAATACTTAACTCAAACAAAGCTATATTCAACGGCGAAGAAGTAAATATGGGCTTGCCGATAGGCTTTTATACTTCCCAATGGCTCGCAAATTTTTTTCTTCAAGGATTCGATCACTTTGTAAAAGAAAAATTACACGCTAAATGCTATGTAAGATATGTAGATGATATTGTTCTATTTGGCAATAACAAGAAAAAACTTCATAAAGATTTTGAAGAAATTAAGAAATATCTTGAAAGTTTAAATCTTGAAATAAAAGATAACTGGCAAGTTTTCAAGTTTGACTATATCGGAAAAGACGGTAAACGAAAAGGAAGACCTCTTGATTTTATGGGGTTTAAATTTTACAGGGATAAAACAACATTAAGACGCTCTATTATGCTGAAAGCTACGAGAAAAGCAAAGAAAATAAGTAAAAAAACGTCTTTAACGTGGTATGACGCAAGCCAAATGTTAAGCTATGCTGGCTGGTTTAAGCACACAGACACTTATAATGTTTATCAAAAACACATAAAACCTTACGTAAGTATAAAAAATTGTAGAAGGATTTTAAGCAGTAGGCAACAGAAAATAAATAAGGAGTACAAAAATGAAAATTAACTATGTTGAAAGCAAATCAAAAAACGAACCTGAAAAAATTGATACGGATTCTTCACCGAATTATGTTTTTATTAGGGAGTGTATTAAGGAAACAGAAGACGGATATTTTGAATATCAAGAAGCCATTATGTCAAAAGATGAATACTTATATGCAACTTGTAATAATATAGATTTTAGTTATCCGCAAGTGCATTACGAGCAAAAATTAAATGATCCGGTTGTTTATCCCGTTACGGGCTTTTCTTATAAACCGACTTATGCTGCTAGTTTTTATGCTGATCTAATAGCAAAAGGTATGGCGTTTCCTGAAGTGTTCCCTATAAAAATTTACGACGTAACACACAAAGAAGAAAACGCAGTATCAATGACGATAACTGAATTAACGCAGCTTGCAATGTTTTTGGCAGCAAAACAAGAGCAGTATTTCCAAGAAATGCAAGCAGAAAAAGCAATAGATTAAAAAAATATGGTTGGGTTGGTAGGGTATTTCGGGCAGGGCATTTTTTAAATGCAAGAAGGAGGCTTTATGAAGCTATTTAAAAGAACACAAAAAATCATTATTAAACTTGATGATTTTAGAGAAGAAAAACTTGAAACATTTATCGCTAATAGATTTAAGCAATATGACGAGTTAGAAAACGCAGACGAAATCAGGACTAAATTAAATTATACAATTATGGACACAATGCAAGCATTGACGACGCAATATGGTTCAGCGGCTATCACTCCTGAAATTAAATCTAAAATAAATAAAGTTGTGTTGAAAATCGAAAAAGCGGCTAACAAAAAGATACAGGATCAATTAAACAAAAAATCAAAAAGTTATGTGGCAAGACACAATGAACAAGTTTCTAATTAGTGTTGCGATAATCACTTTTTTATCGGTCTTTCATAATGACAGATATTCTTTTGTTGTTTATCCTTCGAGCGTTCAAGGTGGAATACAGTTTAAATTTATATGGAGGTTTTGAAATGTATTTACAAGTTGCACCAAACATAAAAAATTATATAACTTGGTTCAAGGATGATAGGCTAAAAATCGAGTTTAGCGGCGAGCCAAAATGGGATACGTTAAAATATCCTCCTTTGCTTGAAAATCCGACAAAAGAACAGTTAAAAGAACACAACGACAAAATTAAAGACATAGACGAAAAGCCTTATATTTGCTTAAAAGATTTATGGGTAAGGATAACTTATGAAGGCGTAGTAAGCCATTTCTTTATTCACAAGGGCTATCGCTGGAACGGGGCAAATATTCCTCGTGGCTGCTGGTATTTAATCGGCAATCCTGACGATCCAAAATTCAGGCTTGCAAGTATGCTGCACGATTGGCTATGTGAAAACCACAACGACGCAAGAAATGACCGTTATTTATCAACGCTTATACTTTGCTCATTGTGTAAGGTTTCAGGGGTTCAGGAGTGGCGAATATCGTTAATGTTTCACGCAGTAGATAATTACCAAAAAGTTTTTGGTAGAGATTTGAAAGGGGATAAGTGGGGGAAATGATGTCAATAGTAGCAGCAATTATAGCAATTATAGTATCGGTTATAGGTCTAATCGTTCAAATAGTAGCAGTAGGTATTTATATTGGGAAGTTAGAAGGCTTTAAAGTCCTTGTTGACTTTAGGTTTCAAACACTTGAAAAAAAGCAGGACAAGCACAACAGCTTGATAGAACGGACATATCAATTAGAAAAAGTGGCAGAAGTCCACGACGAACAAATAAAGGTCGCAAATCATAGAATTGAAGATCTTGAAAAGGAGGATTAAATATGTTGAATTTTAAAATTAGTGAGTTAATACACTCCGACACGGCAATAAGCCATAACATTAACAATATGCCCGACATAAATTCGTTAGATTGCTTGGTAGATCTTATATTTTATGTCTTGCAGCCTTTAAGAGAAAAAGTGGGCAAAGTAATTAATATAACAAGCGGCTTCAGAAACGCACAAGTTAATAAACTTGTTGGCGGGGCAGTGGATGAAAAAGGGCAGCCAAAATCGCAACACTGCAAAGGTCAAGCAGCAGACTTTACAATCAAAGGAATGTCAGTACAAGCGGCAATAGAATTTATTAAAAAATCGGGCATAGAATACGATCAGCTTATAAATGAATATGACAAGTGGGTTCATATATCTTTTGTTAAAGGCAAAAACCGTAAACAATACTTTAAGTTATAATCTCTCTCTAATTCCTCTCTATGTACGCAACCGGCACTCGCTCAAAAGGCGGGTGCTTTTTTATGCTGCAAGCTGAAGATCTACCAACAAATCTGAAGTGAATCTGTCTTTAAGCTGCTTTATAAAAAGTTCTAACATAGACCGGTCAACTCCAGCTTTTTTAGCGGTTTCGCTTTCTTGAAAAACTTTTACAACGTTAAATAATTTTTTGTTTGCGTATTCCTGTAAGAACTCAATTTGTGCAGGTATTGAAAACCCTTTTTCTTGCTCCTTAGAGGAAACACGGGCATAAATAACAACTTGCTTCATAAAATATATCCTATCATAAAATTGAATGAATGAATAACTATTGTGCAAACTCTATAAGATTTATAAACTTTGCAAGATCCGACACAAGTTCTTCTTTGCTCACCTCTTTGCGTTCTTTGGGAGGCAGCAATATTAATTTAAGTTCTTTTCGTTCTTGTCTATTCTTCATTTTTCCTCTATTTCAAACAATATTGTTATTATCTGCTTTCTCAATTTGTCATAAACTATTCTGTATTTTTTGCCGTTGTATTCAGTTCTAAAAACGGTACGGCGGTTGCTCTGACGCTCTACAAACTCCAATTCTGCATTTTGGATTTTTCTTACTAATTCCTGTTCGTCGAGCAACACTCCGACACGTTCAAGAGAGCGTTTGAAAAAATGTTTTTTTACTGACTTTTTCTTGCTCCCCATAATTTACACCTCAAAGTTAAATTCAAAGAATTTACGGCTTGCTAAGTAGTCGCAAAGATGTACAAAAGATTGAATCTTACTTGTAGGCTTCGGCATTATTTCTTCTTTCGACTTATAGCCGGTATTCCACTGCCCCATATGAGTTAATACAAGATCAGACAAAACATAAGCCAATTCGCTTCCTTCAAGTTCATTCATAATGAAATTTGACATTATAATCGGGTGATCTGCTCTTACGTAAGGTTCGTGGTTTTCGCCGTGTTTTAAACCGTCGTGAAGCAATAAAGCAGCTATTATGTGGTCTTTTTCCTCTGACAGCCCTTTAAACATTTCAAGATTAAGAAGGTCATTTGCTATCCTTACGGCAGCTTGTGTGTGCCTTATTAAGCCGCCCTCGCCTTGTGCATAGTTCGGATGATGTTTGCCGGTACTTGAAGCCCCGACACTAAAAAAATAATCGGGTAATTTCCCGATTAATTCTTTGATTTTCTCTTTTACTTCTTCACTTTTTATAAAAGATAATTCCCTTTTAAATATTTCTAACTTGTCCATTATTTAAACCTCTTTCTTTTACATAAATCATTTTGTGTACTTCTGCTTCCGCAACTACTTTTAAAACCAAAACTCTTTCTTGTGCTAATTCTGCAACTTTCTTGCAGTCCGCTAAAGCCTCTTTGTAGTTATCATATAATTTTCTTGGTTTATCTTTGTTTGGATTGAAAACATAGTAGCTGCCGCCTTCTTCTACTTCGCATTTTTTGGCTTCCTGTTCGCAGTTAGGCTTCCAAACTGAAGATTTTTTAGAATCTTCAATCATTTCTTTTGTTTCCGGTGAAAAATCGCCACTTACAAAATCGGGATAATCAAGAAAATCATTGCTAAAAATCCTATCCCTTAAGGTTTTACGCCCTGCTGCTCTGCCGCCATTGACAATAAATATACGGTCTTTTCTCTTTCGGTCTTCCATTTCTAAGGTTATGAGATCGAAAAGTTTTTGTAAATTTTCATCTGAAAGGCTTTTTAACATCATTTCATCTTCCCACCTGATACGCTTTTCAATCGTTCGTATAGCTAAGTTGTCGCTATCAAACCTGACTACGCCTTCACCCTGTTTTGTCGCTTCTGTGTAACCTAAATAGATGTCTTGAAATCCTCCCAAATAATTTTCGTTCTTCATACTTGCTCCTTCACTTTCACTGTGAAAACAAAAAACTTGTGCAATTTAATACACAAGTCTTTATTTTCTATCGTCATTTCTATAACTCTATTTCCGAATCATAAAACCAATTTGTATTTTGTTCACCGTTAAAATAATACCTGACTTGTAGTTCTGCACCTTTGTAAGATACTGTCAAAGATGTTATTACTCCTTCTAAGTCTTCTAAAGGCTTAATTTTGCACTTTTTAAAGATAAGTTCCCTTAAATCAGTTTCTATTTTCATTGTTCCTCCTAACTCTTTTCTGCAAATTTATTGAATAACTTTGTTATGTGTTTGTTTGCTGATTCTATTGATTTGTAAACTCCTTCTCCGACTTTTCGGTCATTATATGAGCCACCAATAAAAAATATATTTTCTTCGTCAATTTTATTTTTTAAATAATTATTCATACCTGATGTACCACGCCCCATATCGCTATTTCTGCCCCTTAATTCGTCTGTTGCTATCCAGCTTAACTGCCTGAAAAACTGCGGCGAACACATAAGGGCAACCGTAGCCACCGAAAGAGTTGTACTGTCAAATTTTGTTATTATCATTGTTTGAAGATCTCTTTGAATGTTAAAATCAACAAACGCCAAATCAATAATGTATTTTTTGTGAAGAAGCGTATTGATTAAATTTGTTATCGCTATGCCTCTATTTTGTATTTCTTTTGCAGAAATGCCCCAATAAAAAGTAATATCAACAAATATTTTAATTGTTGGCGTAGAAGTCGGCGATCCTCCGTTTATACAACATTCAGGTACGCCCGATACAACGCTTCCCATATCGTAAGCAAACCCTTCAGAATCCATAAATAATTCGTCGTTACAGTCCGCTTCTTGCTTTACCTCGCTTATGTTGTCAAGAAAGTAATTTGTATAGCCTTGTAACCCATAATCCATAGCGTAAATTGTTTCACTAAGGTTAGTTTCGCCGAAAAAATCAGACCGTTTGGTCTGACCTTCTCGGATTTCTCTTATAACTGACCATTTATTATCATTTATAGCTTTTTCAACATATTCTCGCTGCTCAAATAAGTTATCAAATTCAATACATCTTACTTTATCGAAGCTGTATTGTGCTATCATTTTTTACCCTCCAATACTATTTTTGTTTCTTCCCCCCTGAATATAACAGTTACAGCCAAATTAAAATCACCGTTATAATTACTGTTGTTATACTTCAGTTCACCTATAAAGGCTTCTATGTCTGAAAGGTCGCTATCTCTTGTAAACTTTCTCAATGACTGGTTTAGATATAAAGTTTTTTCAGTTAAATAGGGTGAATAACCCTCGCTTATCTTTATATTAAATTCACCTACGTAAAACTTTACTTCAGGAAAAGTGGTGGAAACGTTGTAACGTTCTTCGTCGAAATTAATATAAACATTCTTCTTAGCTGCTTTTCTAGCCTTTTTAATATCTGAAGAACTATCACAGCATAAAGAAAGATCAACGCTTTCAAGTAGCTTTGTTTGAATATCCTTATTTACTCCCTTAAATATAACCATTTCTAATACTTCGCTTATATCAAAGCCGGCTTCTAATAAGTCTGCACCGTCTATCGAAGCACGAGGCGATACAATGGTTTTTATTCCTTGCTTTTCTGCATTGGATCTTATTTTGTTGATTATACCGATCCAAGAATCATTATTTGTTAATGCTTTTTCTAAATTTGTATCGTAATCAACATTTACAATAATAAACCTATCTAATGTCGCTGCGTCAAGCCTATTACGCCCGACATAATCAGTATTGCCGCCTTTCCCGTAAGTATTACAAGCACACAGACAAATAAAATCTTTGTGTTTTTCAACTATTTTGTCAGGGAATGAGCAATGCCCGTTAGCAAGTAAACTGTTTAAGATCGTAACAACTCCGGCGTGAGTTGCGTCAAATTCATCCAGTAATAAAACGCCCCCTTTTTCGTATGCTTCCCTAATTGGAGTAGTTACATAGTTTCCGTGAGCATTTATAAACCCTAATAAGTCAGATTTTGTAGTCTGTAAACCTACTGACATTGGGTAAAATTGCAACTTTAGGGCTTCTGCAACAGAGCCCACTAAGTGAGTTTTTCCACCTCCAGCAGCACCTACCAGCATTATATTTTTTTCTTTTCGCTTTGCTGAAGATAAAATTTTGACAATTTGCGAAAATGCTTTATGTACTAATTTTTTGTCCGGTACTTCAACACTTCCTAAATTTACAACAAGGGGTACATCTCTGTTTATGTACTCTTCTATTTGTTTTATATTGTCTAAGGCTGCTGCCTTCACCCCGTCTATTTTTGCTTCAAGTGATGTCGTTATATTCTCTATTTTAGTTTCTACGTTTTCTTGTAGCTTTTTTACGCTGTCTTCAATATAAAAACTTAATAGCTGATCTCTTACTTCTTCTTTTCCTACCATTTTTTTACTCCTCAAAAATTCCTTCTACTTCTTTAATTAATGCTTTATAAGACTGATAACAGCCTTCTTCTGTTTTCTCTCTATTGTAGGCTTCCAGTTCGTTTTCATAGAATAATAAACTACGATCATAAGCCGCCTTTTCTCTTTTGCTGTATATTTCAAAAGTTGTGTCTATTTCAGCTTGTAAAGATTCTGTGTTAAAGTAATCTTTTAAAATTTCCAGTTGTTCTTTTGCATATTCAAGAATTGCATTGAACATATCTGAATTATTCTTTTTGTTTTTGATAAGCTGATTAACTTTCTTTAAAACCTCTTTATACTTAACTTTTGCGGCTTCTCTCTTTTTGATTTCCTCTTTGCATTGTTCCTTGTTTTCTTCGAATCTTTTTAAAAGTAATTCTTCTGTCGGTAAAGTCGGTTTCTTTGGTTCTTCTGAAGTAACTTCAAGGGCTTTTAAAATTTCTTCCCTTGTCATAAATTCTTCCATTTTCTCTAGTACATACGTTAATCCTGTGTGCATTCTGTTTCCTCCTCTTTTTCTACTCCCAATATGCTTAAAGCTTCCTCTAAGCCTCTATCTATACAAATACTGATTACTTGCTTTATCGGGCAATAATCCGATATTTGACAATACCCGCTTCTAGTGCAATTTGTTTGCTGATCTTTGAAGCAAGGGCAATTTTTAACTTTGTATTTCATATCCCCTCCTTGATTAGTTCAGGCGTTTCCATAATTTCCATAAGTATTTTTGTGGCTGGGTGTGTTTTAGCTATTCCCCGCATTGGTGGAATTTTCATAGCTTCTTCTAATCTTTCCTTAACGCTCATATTTTTTATTTTTTGTTGGTTATTCATTGCTCAATCCTTTCCCCTAATTCTATTGCCCAAACTCCGTCGCTTATATTTAAATCGTTTGGTAGCCCTTGTTCAAGGTAAATTCCATTTACCTTAAAAATCATTGTTTCGGGATTTTTTGTATAACCTCGTTGAAATTTTACAAGATCATATTTTTTATATCCAAGTCGCTTGTTCCAGTATGGCTTTGCTTCCCTGTATTCTTTTGTCTTTTCGCCTGATTTAATCTTGTCAAACCACTTGAAGGTTAAAACCAAGTTTAATGTCTTCATCATTCCTCCTGCCTCTTAAACAAATCGCATATATGCCCCTTTTTTATGTCTGTTGCTTCCCCTCTTGAAAATCCGATATAAGGGCATTTCCTGCATTTAAAATACTGTATGTATGTTATCTGTTTTCCTGTTGCTGGGTGCTTGTAGCTTTCTTCCCTTGTGTAAGTGGTATGGACGCAATCTTTGCAAGTTTCTTTAGTTGCTGACTTCCTGAAGTTTATTTGCTGCTTTATCCTTTGAATATCGCTGCGTGGTTTCTGCACTTCTTTAACTTCCGGCATATCGTCGCTTAACCTTAATTGACCTTCCATACTGCCTCCTACTTTATTTGCGTTCTGTTCCAAAAATATATAATTACCGTTCCTGAATTGTTGCCGCTTTTAGGCTTGCCAGTATCAGGATCTATAAAAGAAATTCTTTGCCTTAATACCTCGTAGTGAAATTTCCCCTCGACGTAATCGTGCCAAGCGTTTGTACTCATTCCAAGAATAGGTAAAACCATTACACAAAGCGGACAATTACCGCTTAAAACTTCGTCGTGTGCTTTCTTAATCCATTCCGATTTTTGCGAGAAAGGCGGGTTACAATAAGCCCGTTCTACCCCCCCCCACGAGGCTTTCAGGGCGTCTTGCCCTAAGTCATAGCAAAAACCTTTTTCACATAGCTTGTTGAAGGTGCAGCAAGCTATATCGTGCGTAAAATTAAATATTTTGTTTAATTGATCGAAAATATATTTAGGGGTTTGGAAATTGTCGTTTCCCTTCCCCTTCTGATTCATCTTCATACTTCCTCGCTTCCTTTAATACTCGCTATGCTTTCGGTTAAAAACTAGATCCCAGCGTGATATTTTGTACTCTTTCAAAAATTCTTCATCACTCAAATTTTTAATAGCCTGATTATGTATTTGCTCGTGCAATTCTATTGGCACTAAAATTAGTTTTTGCTTAATGCCTCTTTCGTCGTACCAGCTTTGATTTTTGTAGTAGTCCTTAATAAAGTGGTGCAAGTTATATTCATAGTGGTTATAATTTGCGGTAGATTTTATCCAATCAACCCTTATAAGTTTTCCGCTATCAGTAAGCGTAAAAATAGGATATTTTTTAATATCCTCATTCATTGTCGGTTTTTTCTTCATAAAATCCCTTTCTAGTTGGTCTAAGTACCACCTTATGTCGTAAATTTCACTTTCTGTTATTCCGTAAGTACGTTTCAAGAAACGAAGTCTTATTATTAAATCCCTTATTTCCTTATGCGGACTTAAAGAGAGTTCGTTGTACATTTTCACCTACTTTTGGAGTTAAGATATAATCAACCCAGTTTGTTTTGTCGCCATATCTATTACAGCCGGCTTTTGCTTCCGTTGTGATCTCGTAAATATCTTCTATTAGTAATTTCTTTTTAATATCCCTTATGACAGAAGGAGCGTGTCTTATGCCGTAAAGTAAATGACATTGCATATTTGTAATTCTGCCGTGTTCCATAAGGTGATTTAAGACTATTTCTGCTTGCGTCAATCCTGTTGAATTTTCTATGCCTTCGTTTGTTATGTAAGGCTTTATTTGTTCAAACAATTCAGGCGGCAGCTTGTCTTCTAAGTAACCTATTACGTTAAACATATAGTATTCTTGCTTATTCATTATTTATCCCCCCTTTTAAGCCTGTAATCATCCCCATTAAGTCTAATTAAATAAAAGTCTTCAGAAATACGGCTAATAATTGCCTTGCCCTTATCGCCGTAGTTTTTCGCCATATCTTGCATAGACTTTTCGGTAGTTATAACAGTAGGCTTCATTTGCTCGTATCGCTTGTTTATAATTGCGTAAATCGTTTCGCAAACCCAATCCGTGCCTTTTTCCTTACCTAAATCATCAATTATAAGAAGTTCAATGTTTGTATATTTTTTGATGTCGAAATTTTCTTTAATCTCTGCAATCATTGAAATTACATTAATAAACTTGGCTGGTATTCCTCTTTGCATTACATCTTGTGCAATCGCACAAGCTAAATGCGTTTTTCCAGTGCCTACGTGGTCTGTTCCTTCGATTATTAAGTTAGTTCCTTTGTCTAAGTAGTCCTTTATGTTTTCGGCGTACTCTTGGGCTTTCTTTTTGGCTGTATTTGTTATTCCGTCATAACATTTGAAGTTATCGAAAGTCCTTAAAGAAAATCTTTTATCAATCTTCGAATTTTTTAATAAGCCTTCAGCCCTCTTTTTTAGAAATAGACTTTTGCAAAAGGCGTCAACTTTTTTCACGTCGCCTGTTTCCTCAAAGGTTTTTTCTGCTTGATCTCTCATTTCGTAATTGTCGTAAATAAGCCTGAAATTTTCTGATTCTACGTATAAATCACTCATATTAACTCCTACTCAAACTCATATAAAAATCGTCTGTTTTACTTTCTTCAGCTTCTTTCGGTTGTTCAGGCTTTTTAGATGTGCCACAAGCATTAAATACCCACCGTCTAAGAGTTAAATTATCGTCTTTGGTTTTGTAATTCTTCTCTTTTTTGTATGACGATAGGTATTTAATAGCCTTATTAGTGGCTTCCTCCCCATACTCCTTGTGCAGCCTTTCTACTTCTGCTGCCGTTAGTTTTACGTTCCCATACTCCCCGTAAGTGTCCTTCTTGATTTTTTCAGGTTTTCCCACTGGTGTTTTAGGCTCTTTTTTACCTTCGCAACATCTGCAATTTAGATTACATTTTGTCTTGTATTCTGATTTGCATTGTTCCCAAATTTCAGGCTGAAGTTTATTGTAGTTATTGACTTTTATTAAAGTGCAACTCTTTAAACTTTTGGGATTAATTTTGAAACGTCTTATCATTCCGTCGGCTTCAAGTTCTTGCAAAAACTTTTCTACCGTTCTTTTATCCCAACGCCAAATTAAGGCAAGCTGCGAAACTGTTGTGTCAAAATAGCCTCTTGGAATTATAATTAAATTGCCTTGCACTAATTTTTTTGTACAGACATATTTTGCAAGTCTTATAATTTCCACCCACGCTTCAAACTGTGTTAATTTTCTGTCCTGATTTGTAGAATAAATCCAGTTGTCAACAAGTTTTCTGCTTATGGTAAAAAAACCTTTATCTTCCATTCATCCTCCTAGTCGCCGTAGCCATACTTCCTTCTTGTTGCTTCTGATATTTCGCCCATTTGCATAAACTTAATTACACTCTGCAAGCCTGATATTTCAGCTTGAAAGGCTTTTAAAACCATTTCAAGCCCTTTATATTCCTGCTGGGCTTCGTTCATTCTGCTTGCTACTTCTATTGCTTCATTTGTATAGTCGGGGTGTGCAATTAACATAGGTATTTTATTTTCAAAAGCGGCTTTACTTCTGTGTAAACCCGCCTTATAAATCATTATCGTTATTCTGTTAAAGCACCTTGCATACTCGCTTCGGGCGTTTTTATAGTCAATCGCTAACATTTTCATTTCGCCTGATACCCTTAAAAGCTGCTCTGCGAAGTCCTCGACTTGTTCTATTTCCTGTTCTTCTTCCATTATTCAATGTTTGAAAACGGATCAGGCGTTTCCGTTTCTTCTTCTTTTTCTTCTTGCACTGGGCTTGCTTCTATAATGTCGCCGCCGTGTAAGTCGTCGTTGTCAATGTAAGTAGTTTTATCGTCTTCAATAACCGCCATATCATTTGTGATAGCGGCTTGAAATTCAACCGACATAATACCCCATTTTGAAATTAACTGACGCAGCATTGTTTTAAAAGCCATTCCGTCAAAATCCTTACTCCAAAAACTGTAATGAGTATTCTTTTTTAAATCGCGCCTGTATGCTTGCGAGTATTTTTTGGCGTGTGCTTGCATTTTTTCTTTAGACCAGTAAAGAGTTTTTGTGAATCCGTTTTGATACTCAAACATAGCGTAGTAGCCTGTTGTTGCTGCTTTTTCTCTTTCTTCTTCATCATCAATTAACTTTACGTCTAGGGTTTCATTTAAAGGATTATAATTTATTAATTCACCTTCTTTGATCGCTAACACGTTTAATTTTTTGTAATATCCGCTTCTTATTGCAAGCTGTATATAGCCTTTGTAGCCTAGTTGGAATTGTGCAACCACTCTGTTATTGTTATTGTCTTTAAAAGGTACTATGTAATATTGCCCTAGCTGCGGGCTTGATGAAAGTTTGAGGCTTTCACCAAGCAAAGCACTTGAAAGAATTGTGGAATGTTCGCATTCTGCTATTGCTGGGTTATTAGATACCAAAGAAATAAGGGAAGTTATAAACTTTCCCCCGTCTTTCCCTGCGATCATTGCGTTTACTTTTGTCTTTATTGCGTCTGACGTTATAAACGTACTGAAGGTTCGTTTTTTGTTTACAGCTAAACTGTTTTTAACTACCATTATTCAAGCCCTCCATATCTTATGTTATTGTCTTTCAGGTATTGCCCTAAAGCGGTTAATTGTGCTGCCGTACCTTCTACCCAAATTTTACGCTGGTGTATTTTTTCTTGCTTCACTTCTACCACTTCGGCTGCTTCCTGCACTGGTTCTTGTTCCGGTTCTTTTACTGGTTCTGCTTGTGCGGCTTCTCTTTCTTCGATAGCCTTTTTGCGTTCTTCCAGTCTTGTTTTTTCTCTTAGAGCTTCTGAAATGTCGAGCGTTTTTAAGTAAGAATCAATCAATGTTAATTCGTATTCGCTTTTAAGATCTTTAATTGTCTTAAGATCAAAATTAACTTTGTCTATCTTTTGTGTAATTTCATCAAAAACACTTTTTAAACTTACTGAAGAATTAAGCATTTTTTCGTTAAATACTTTTGCAAAAGGCAGCAAGTCTAGTAGGTCGCCGATATTGTCAACATAAAATACTTTGATCTCACTTAACTTGTCGTCTTTTTTCTTTTGCTCATAAGACTTAACTTGTGTATCAATAGCAAAAATAGGTTTATCTATAAGCCCTGTAAGTTCTTTTACCTTTAATTCAAATTCTTCATAAGGCTTTAAGCATAATTTTTTAATACGTTTTCTTTCAGTTTCTATAACATCTTTAAACTTATTAAGGTTTGCTCTGTCTTTTTTTGCGTCCTGTATGCTATCATCTGTATAAATAACATTGTTGAATTTTTCTAGGTTAGCCGTTAATTCTTGTTTTAATTCATCAAAATTAAATTCTACGGCTTGAATAAATCCCGATTCTTCTTTCGGGTTTATTAGCTTAAATTCCATTATTTTTCCTCCGTACTTTTCTTACTCAAACTAACCGTAAAGTGCGGTGAGTTTTCATTTCCCCTTTGATCTTCGGGAATTTCCCAAAGTGTTATAAACTTTGTTTCGTCTATTGTTAGCGGTAATGCTGCTTCGTCTATCTTTACTGATAGAAACATTTTGCCGCCTTCAGTGGCTTTGTACCACGCTGCACCTATCTTCATTAGTCCTCCGATTCTTCTATGTCTGACGCCATTTTTCTTAAGAAATCGCTAAAAGAAACGTGCTTGGCTAACCCATAGCATACAGTGTCTTTTTTCAATCCCTTGTCTTCAAACATTTTTACAAGGTTTTCAACGTCTTCTTTGAAGTTTGAAGCAACTTCTATGACTTTTTCTTTTTGTTGCTCCTCGTTTAAATCCTTAAATAGTTCGTCGTTTAAGGTTTCAATAACCTCAATTTTGATACAGTGTTTTACTTTCATTTCCTAGCCTCTCTTTCTGTTGGTTCTTCTACTTGCTTTTTGGATCTTGTTTAATTTCCTGTTTTTCTTTTTGATTTTGATTTTTTCGTCGTGTGTTAGCATTTATCCTCCTTTAGTTTTTTCTTATAAATCCAGTTATACAGCCTTGAATATTTTGTATAATTCTCATTTCTTCTGCGTTGTCTATGTCTGCTTGATAAACTATTTCGCCATTTACGACAAATACATAAACTGGTATTCTTGCGATCTTGAAGTCTTCAAACTCCCAAAAAAGTAACTTTCTTTTGCAGGGTACTTCTCGTATGGTGTAATGTTTTTTTATTGAAAAACTTACAGCATTGTTCAAATTCACATAACTACTATCAGGCAGCCTTATTTTAGTCATTCCCCCTCCTTTATAATTCAGGTAATATAAGTGGCGGGCGTTCATCACGTTGAACATAGCCCCAAAACTCTATTTCTTTTTCTAAAAGCATTTCTAAGTCTGCTTCATAATCTGACCGATCTATAAAATAGTGTCTTATATGTACTTTCTGCTCATTAAAAATGCTGTTATTAGTTTTCGTTAATTCTTTAATTCTTGCTTTCAACACTGCAAATTTAAAATCTTCTCTACATAAGAAGTAGTGTAAAAGCTGGCAAAAATAACTCATTGGTATTTGATTTGTCCATTTATCCCAGTCCATTTGCCTTCTTATGGTTGTTGTTTTTACTTCAAAAACTCCACTAGCTGAAGTTGGTTTATGTTTTAAAACTCCGTCAAAACTTCCTTTTATAAAGGGATATGTTTTGTTTGTGAAAAGTTTAAAATCTTCGTTGCTTACTTCAAATTCGGGATAATCCAAAGCAAAAAGTTTTCTTATATGGTCTTCTGCGTCAACTCCAAACTTAACGCATTCTTTTTGTGATATGTCTTTTTGTTCTTTTCTTCCGGTTTTAATTTCCCAAAGATCGACATTAGTCATATAAGGGTTAAGTCCGATTACACTTGCGGCGTCGCTTCCGCCCAAGCCGAGTTTTCTTTCTCTCAACCATTGTTCACGCTTCATATTGCCTCCTTGTAGGTTTCTCTATAAATTATTCCGTCAACTATGGTTTTAGGGATATTGAGTATTTTTGATATTTTATGTCCGCCATAATTTGTTTCTTTTCTCAAGTCCCTTATTGCTTTAGCCTCTTCAATAGTTATCTTTCTGTTTTTGAGATTAAGCTCTTTAACTGACATTTTTTGCCTTTGCGAAAATCTGGCTTTATTTAATAAATTGTCTTGGGCGTGTTGGTTGTTTTCTTGAACAGTAGCCCACTCAAGATTTTTTATTGAGTTATCCGTCGTTATGCCGTTTATGTGATTTACAATAGGTTTATTATGAATATTCTCAATAAATGCTTGAGCTATTAGCCTATGTATTCTATGGGTTTTATGCCCATTCTCGTTACATAAAATAATTTTATAATATCCTTTTCTGTCCAAAGTTGACTTTAATATTCTTTCCTTTGATTGCCAAAAGTTAAAGCCGTTCCACATTTTCCTACTTAGGCTTTTAATGCGTCCGAGATTGCTTATCTGGTATAACCCTTTATATTCTGGGATATCTTGCCAGATTTCTATTTCTACATTTCCCATAATGTAGCCTCTTGTGCTTCGCAGTAACTATCCCAATTATCCCTTTCGTAATCTTGCATTTCGTGCATTTTCTGATCGTAGTCTATTGTGTTTTCTTCTTCCATAATGTAGCCTCCCGTCTTAAAGCCCAATCTTCAAACGCCATAGAATACCCCGCAATCTAACTTCAGAATTGCTTTTACATTCTCTATGGAGTTTTCGTAAAAAAAATGACTGTCGCTATCGGCAGCAGTCTTTTTGTATAATTCCAGTTTGTTAATTATTTCTTCCAGTTCAAAACGTTTAATCATATAGCCGCCTTTCCCTTTTCGAAGCCTTCTTTTAATATTCTGTTTGCTTCTTGGTAAGCCTTTTCTATTTGATTTGTTTTAATGATATGCTTCATATCTTTTGTCGCATATTCAAAAGCGGGTAAATCCACTTTGCCTCTTAATTCAAATTCATACTGATTTAAAAGAAATCTATAAACAAAGTTTATTTTTTTTCTTTCAAGTTCACTTTTGATAAAAAGATCTTTTCTTTTTTTTCTTTCAAAAAAGTTTTTAAAAATGTTTTTCATAAAATCCCCCTTTCTTATATATACTTATATTTATTTCTTTATTTCCTTTATTATTAAGGTGTGCATTCTGTTTTACATTCTTATTTGCATTCTGTTTTACATTCTTAATTTAAAATTAGGCTTAAGCCCTTTAGGTTCTTGCCATTTTTAATGTGCATATTACATACATAGCAAGTGTCAATTTTAATGTACACGCTGTTTTACATTCTTATTTACATTTTTGAAATATAAATAGGTGAAAATCCAGTTACTGTCCTGAAACACTGTTTTACATTTCCCTTAAAAATATGTATGTACTTTTCAGTTAAAAAACATCTACTTTTGCTATGTTTTTAATGCTTGTTTTACATTATGTTTTACATTTTAGTGAGCATTTTGGATTAAAAAATCGCCTGAAAGCGAATAGCCATAAGTAAATTCTTATTTACATAGTTAAATTCTTATAGCAGCCCTCGATAAATATCCTCATAAAATATCCATAAGGGCTGTCAAAGAATTTAAAACTTGTTTACTGCTTTTTATTATTAAATTGTCAAGGTACGAAATTATGTTTACTTTTGTAAATATTTTGCACGTCAAATAACGCATATAGCTCAATCGGGTATTGCTTATTTTTTTATTTGCATATAGAATAAAATCTATAAGTTGAAATAAGGGGGAGTAAAGCTAATTAAGCCACTTCCCTTTTTTCTTCTCGGTTCAAAAAGTCCAGTATAGCTTCTTCAAATAAGCAATTACGTGAAACGTTTTTGACTTTGGCAAGTTGTTCAAGTCTATCTATTACATCAATGGAAAGATACCCAGTAATATTAGTCTTATACTCTTTAGTCTTTGTCAAAACTTCCTCCAAAACTATTCATTCAATCAATCACAAGAACATAATATAATAATATTCGTACAATGTCAACATATAATAATTACAATTACAAAAAATATATGAAATAAAGGTGAAAAAGTGCATTATAACTAGGTTTTAGAAAAATTAATATGCTTAACAAAAAGTAATATTTTATTATTAAGAGTTAATGTATATAAGTAAAAGAAATTTTGGTTATATATAAGTTGAAAATATTAATTAAGAAATATAAGAAAGTTATAGCCCTCCAATTTATACGCCACGATTTTATAATCCTTACTTTTTTGAATAAGGCAGAAAAATTATAAATAATATTGTAAACTGGGGCTATGAACTTAATTATTTTAGGGCGTAGCCCCTTTCTTAATACCGTTGAAATAGATCGCTTGAAGTATGACAAGGCTTGTATAAATTACCCGCCTTGCAGCGACGTTAAGTGGGCTTTCTCTTACGATAAAGCAACTGATATAAAGATTCCTGAAGGCTGCGAATATATAACGCCCGAAAATGGCTATATTTTCGACAAGCACGGAGCAAATTTTGACAGAAACGAGCCTCAAAAACTCGGCTTTTGTATTTTTACCGTTTCCGCTGCTGTAAACTGGGCTTATTTGAATGCTTTTAAAAATGTTTATCTTGTCGGCATAGATCATTTGGAAAAAGATACAAGATACTTAAGGAATGACGGCACGAAAAATCAAAACATAATACCGGCAGAAAATCATAAAAAAGTGAAAGAATTTATATATCAATTTAAAGATAAAATGAATATTTACCAAACGAACCCCGAAACAAGCTGGGATCTTGAATACATAAACATAAACGAATTATACGAAAAGAAGGCTTAAAACTAGCCTTCTTTTTTTGTCTTAAAATTGGTCTTAACCACCTTGCCCCGCCTAACTCTAAATAATTTGAATATTCTTCATCAGTAAGCCTTATTTTTCTTGGCTTTGTGGTATTGTCTTTTTTTGTTCCTGTCGGACGCCCTGCCCCTTCTCTTTTGCCGCCTCTATTCATCTTTACTGCTCCTTACTGTTCCCAGTAGTATAACCATTTTATCTAAAATATCCTTTTTTGCAAATACAAGTTTGATTTTCCCGTTTTCATAACAAGTAATTTTAACATCACGGTAAATAAAAGTTTTATCGTTTTTTAATGCTTCTTTGCTTTTTTCGTAAATTTCTCTTGTTTCTATTTGCCCATTTATAAGAATATTCAGAACATTTAAAACTAAGCGTAAGCAGTAAGTATGGCATAAACTTATTTCTACAATATCATTTTTAATTTTATATTTTGCTTCGTTGTTATACCGATAAGGCGTTAAACAATAAGCAAAGTGGTTTAATACATCATCAGTGCTTATGTTGTTTACTTTTTTAACTGCTTCCAATACTTCAGGATCAGCAAAATTGTTATGTGCCTGTGGATCAAAATTGCATTTTATCCCTGCTTCGCATTCGATAAGTTTTTTAAGTGCTTCCAACGCCCTTGTATAAACAATGTGTCTGCCGTCTATACGTTCTGAAAAATAAAAATATTTGTCGGTTTTTGCGTTCCAGTATTCATTATGAAGTGCAGCCATTTTGTCGTATATGCTTAAAGTATCTGTTAATTTTTCTTGTATTTCTATTGTTTCTGTTTCAAACATTTTTAGTCCTCGCTTTGTCCTTCCAGTTCTATTTTTTCTTCATCAAGCCAGCCTTTATAATCGCAGCCGCCGTGCAGCTTTGGGCAGTCTTCGCAATTAGCGTCCATAAAATCTGATATATCCTGCCAGTTATTAGATTCTAGTATTGATATATAATTATCTTTTATGCACATTTTTTACGCTCCTTTCCGTATTTTCTTTTAAAATTTTTTATTGCGGTTTCTTTACCTTTTTGAGAGCGTGCGTAGTGTCCTTTGTTATCGAAAACGACGCATAAATTATTTATACCGCCGTTGTGATTAACGTAATTGATATACATTTTACTTTTCCTTTCTTTGTTGCTGCGGTGTGGACTAAGCCACAACCGCATATTTACTGTCAAATTTTTTCGCTGGTTTTTTATGATCTTTTTTGTTTTCCCATTTTGCTTTTTTATCTGTAAGCATTTTTTGTTTTTCGATTTTTGTTTGTTCGTCCATTTGTTCGAATTGGTCGAAGTTGAAAACTGTATAACCTTTATACCAAATTCGATCTTCTTCCCCTTCTTCTTTGGCTTTAGATACAACGGCAAGAGTTGCATTTGTTCCCTTTTCGCCCTTTTTAACTATGTAACCTTTTTCGATTGCTTGGTTAAATGTTGCCCATTCTGCGGAGTTGTAACCAGCAAGAACTTTTTTTAGTTCAAGCGTCCAAACATTCCAGCCGCTAAAATTATGTTCTGTTAAAGCGTTTCTGTGGTTTGCCGGTCTTAATCTGTTTAACCAGTATTGAGCAAATAAGTAAAATTCAGGGTTTACGTATTGTGTAGCTTCTTTTGCTATTTCTTCTTTTTTTGCTTTCGCTTCCGGTGTTTCTTCAATGTCTGAATTGTTAAAATCTGAATAATAAGCCGTGTCAATTTTTTTAGTAGCCTTTTCAAGTTGTGCGTGAACTTCTTTTAAAATGTCGTTTCCTTCTTCCCCGTAAATGTCAGGGTGATACTTTTTAACTAATTCTTTGTAAGCTGTTTTTAATTCTTCTGCTGTCTTAATGTTTTCAAAATAGTTTGTCATTCGTTTTCCTTCTTTCTTTACTGTGTGATTAAGTACAATTTTATTATGGATCATATTTGATTAATTGTCAATACCAATTAATCTAAAATAAAGATATAATAAAGCAAAAACCAGTCAGGGCATGAAGTTTTTATGTTTACAAAAGTTAATACATTTATAAAAAAATTATGTTGTTGTTTCCTTGTTGGCGTATATTACAGCCTTTTAACTCTCTTTTGATTGAATGAATAAAGCAGAAATTTAAAAATATATCGTACAGAATAATAAAAGCCGTTACAGCAAGGGCGACAACCGCTATAAAGCTGACGCAAGGTTTAGTCATTAAGGTATCTTCGGAGGATTTTTTGTGCAAAATACGGGAATAATTGAATGCTGCAACCATAAATTTTACGCCCGTGAATATTTCATAGATCCAAAGAATAAGTTAAGACGTTCTTTATTGTTTGCGGATGAATGCCCAGTATGCGGGCAAGCGATAGCAGAAATCAGGGAAACAGATTTTAACGGATTTACCACAACGACAACACGCCGCACAGGCGAGGCAGCGACAAGGCTATTAGAAAAACACTCACACGAAAAGAGTTTAACTTACATAGTGCGTACAGGCTCAAAGTCAAAAGAATATACTTACTATCAAAACAGAGGATTTATATTTAATTTGAATGATAGAAGGATATGCACACAAGAAGAATTTTTAGTCAAAACATAAAACAATCAATCAATCGAGAAGAAAAGGACTTAAAGGGGTATAAAAACCCCTCTTTTTATTATGTTGAAATTAATTTTTAAGGTAGAAAATGTCGAAAAAAGAGAATAAAAAAGTTAAATTAACGCCAAAAGAAAGCAAATTTGTTCAAGAATACATCTTGACTAGAAATGCAACACAAGCGGCTAAGAATGCTGGTTATTCAGAAAAGACGGCAGGTGTTATAGGTTATGAGAACTTAAGAAAACCTCATATTGGCGAGGCTATCAAGGCAGAATGTAAAAAAATGGAAGAAGCATTCCATTATTCTTTTGTTAATAGCTTCAGCAAACTAGAAGAAGCACAAAGACTGGCTTTATTGACTGTAAAAAAGGCATTTCACGAAGGACGCTGTATAGATGAAACATCAGCACCCGACTTGGGGGCTTTTATAAAGGCAGAAGAATTAAAAGGAAAGCTACTGGGCTTGTATCAACCTGAAAACAGGGCAGAAGTAGTAGTAAATGTTATGGGTAATGTGAAAGTAAATGGAAGCGAACTGACATTAAAAATCGGTAAGCCTCCAGCAGTGGAGGAATAAAAAATGCTTGAACTTCCGGAAATACTGGACTTCCCCGACAAGCTAATTCCTTTAATCACTGAAATAAACGACCACGACTATTATTTATTAGAAGGTGGGAGGGGCGGCGGCAAGTCGCAATCAGTCGGAAGGCTTATATTATGGATCGCAGAACAAAGGACAGTCCGTGTATGCTGCGGACGTGAAACACAAAACACCATAGAAGATTCAGTTTATAAGATCTTAAAAGATATAATCGGCGAACACGATTTAGACTTTACGGTTCAAACAAACAAGATCATACATAATAAAACACGCTCGGAAATCATCTTTAGGGGCTTTAAAGAGCAAGGCAGAGTAAACATAAAAGGGCTTGAAGGTATCGACATATTGTGGATAGACGAAGCCGAAGCAATAACAAAAGCCACGCTTGATATTATTGTTCCTACAATTCGTAAGAAAAACGCTGTTGTATTCTTTACAATGAATAGATTTGTAAGAAAAGACGCCGTTTTTGTAGAGTTTGCGAACGATCCTGACTGCTTGCACATCAAAATTAATTACTATGATAACAAGCATTGCCCGCAAAACCTTATAGACAAGGCGTTAAAGTGTAAGGCTAAAAATCCAAAGGACTACGACCATATATGGGAAGGAAACCCAATGGATCAAGCAAGCGACTACTTGTGCAGTTCATCAAAACTTGACAAAGCCGCTTCAATTATATTCCCGAAAGAAAACTTTAATAAAATTCGTTGTATGGCTGTTGACCTTTCAGGAAACGGCGGCGACTTGAACGTAGCAACATTAGTAGAAAGCAGAAGCATTGTACATTTTGAAGCTACAAAGCGTGAAAGCTGGAACGAGCCTGACACAGACATAACAAAGGGCAAAATAATTAGTCTATACGCAATGTGGCAGCCCCATATTTTAATCTTAGACGCAGACGGAATGGGCTACCCAATTTATGTAAGCGTCAAGAAGGCTATTAAAAACGCAATAGCCTTTCACGGAGCAGGGGAAAGCAAAAGGCAGAACGCAGCTAACCAAAGGGCAGACGGTTACTTAACGCTTAAAGACTTTGTGGACAATGAATGGTTAAAGATACCACAAGAAGACACAAGAAATCAAATTGAATTTATAAAGAAGATTCACAGACCAAACGGCACAATTATAATCCAGCCAAAAAAGGAAATGAAATTAGAGTTAGGGGAAAGCCCCGACTTTGCAGACAGTTTAATGATGTCAGTTTATGGGCTTAATTATTATTCGTATATGGCGAATGTAGAGCAAGACGACGAAACAATCATTTTAAGTACAGACTATGATCCATTCGAATAAAAGGAGGCAAAAAAGATATGTGTTCAACACCAAAAATCCCAAGTGCAAACACTGCAACTCCTGAAGCAATACCAGCCCCAACACTGGCAGACGCTTCAGTTCAAAAAGCAGGAGCAAACACAAGAGAACAAACAGCCGCTTTAGCTGGCAGAAATGTTAAAACAACAGCTTTAGGACTATCAGACGACGCAACAACACAAAAGAAAACAATTTTAGGTGGTTAAATAATGGAAGAAACTTTAGACAAAGCCTATTTTGAAGGACGCAGAGCAGAACTTGAAGTAGCATACAATCAAATGAAACCTGATTGGCAAGAGTTAGCAGACTTCTTCTTGCCTCGTTCTGTGCGTTTTCTTACAAGAAACGTAAACAAAGCACCAGCAAAAAACAAAAAGATTAAAGATTCAACGCCTTTAAAGGCTGTTCGTAATTTTTCTTCAGGTATGATGTCGGGTGCTTCTAACCCTGCGACTAATTGGTTTAGAATTAAGATCAAAAATTATGACATCAAAAGCGACTATCAAGTCAAATTATGGTGTTCACAAGTTGAAACCTTCTTAAAAGACGTGTTCAACGCTTCTAATTTTTATCAAAACTTGCCTTCAGCTTATAAACAATTAGGCGTGTTTGGATTATCAGCAATGAGCCTAGAAAGCGACACACAAACCTTAATGCGTTCTAAGCTGCTTCCTATCGGTTCTTACCGTTATGCGAAAGACGAAAGAGGCGTAGTTGATACAATGTGCCGTGTCTATATGGAAACGGCAAAGAACTTATATAACCAATTTGGCGAAGAAAACGTATCAGAAGCAGTCAAACAATCAGTAAAAAACAAGAAATTTGAAGACCTTTACGAAGTTGTACACTTTGTAGAGCCAAACAAAGAATATAACCCCGATTCAGTATGGGCAAAGAATAAAAAATATTTATCTGTTTACTTTGAAACAGGCGGCGAAAATGACAAATTCTTAGGCAAAAGTGGATTTGATAAATTCCCTTATGTTGTTTTTGAAGCTGAAGTAAACGGGGAAGACGTTTACCCGACTGAATGTTGCGGCGTAAACGCTTTACCTGACGTAAAGCAGCTTATGTCTATGGTTGTTGATGAAGGCAAAGCCATTAAAAAAATGGTAAGCCCGACTTATAAAGGACCAGCAGAATTAAAAAATAAAAAGATGATAGACGCCCCAGCCGCTTTCATTGAAGAAAACCAAAACGGGCAAGGCTTATCACCAGTTTATCAAGTTGATCCAAGAGTAATGGAAGTTGACAGGATCATAGAAAAAATCAAGACTTCAGTATTTGAATTGTTTTATAACGATTTATTCGCAATGATTCTGAATACCGCTGAAAGAAGCAGAACAGCAACAGAAGTAAACGAACTCAAAGAAGAAAAAATGGTACTTTTAAGCCCGCTTCTTGAACAAGTACACGGCGGCTTTAAACAAGTTATGGAATGGGCTTTTAATGAAGGTTTTGAGAACCACAAAATACCTGAACCGCCAAGACAAATTCAAGGCGGCGAACTTGAAATAGAATTTGTTTCAATGCTTGCACAGGCTCAAAAAGCACAAAAGATAGCTTCAATGGAAAGATTTACTACATTTACTATCAACTTTGCACAGGCAGTAGATCCAACATTGATATTAAAACTTAAAGGATCTCAAATAATTGATGATTACGCAGACTTTGCGAACATCAACCCTGCACAAATTACACCTACTGAAGAAGTAGAGAAACAAAAAGCAGCAATACAACAGAAACAAGACCAACAAGCCGCAATGAATCAGCTTCAACAAGGAACAGAAATGATTAAGAATGTCGGCGGTGCTGACGCTTACGGCGGGGAATTAATGCAAAGGTTAGGATTATAAATGCTTTTAGATGAAGAAAAACTTGAACTTGCCGTACAAAATACGGCTAATTTGCCTGACGGATTGAAGTTGCTTACACATCTTATGACTTATTCGGGCTGCTTTACACAAGGCTTATCAAAAGATGAAAGAACAGAACTATATAACAAAGGGCAGAGAGATTTTGGGCTAAAAATAAGGGATTTGCTCTTAGAATATGCCCCCAATAAGTACATAGAGGTTATAAAAGAAGGAGTAACAGAAAATGAGCGATCAAGACAACATTAAGACTGGTGGAAGTGCTGCCGAAGGTATGGCGGCTGACGGTAACGAAGCAGCAGCAGGAAACGCAGAAGAAACCAAAGAAACAGCATTAGGGCTTCAGGAAGAAGCAGCAGAAGGCGGCGAAGAAGGAAAAGAAGCCAAAGACGCTGACAAAGACAAAGAACCTGAAGAAAAAGACAAGAAAAAAGAAGAAAAGAAGGACAAAGAAGAAGGCGACGACGACAAGGACGACAAAAAGAAAGAAGACTTGTTTGGAAAGCCTGAAAATTACGATTATAAAGACGTCAAGCTACCTGAAGGAATGCAGCTTGATGAAAGTATGACAGGGAAATTCAACGAATATGCTACAAAGCTAAACTTATCTCAAAAAGGTGCTAACGACCTTATGACTATGGCGGTTGAACTTACAGAGCAGACAAAGCAACAGACTTTAGAAGCTATGGGGAAACTTACAGAGGCAAAGATTGAAAGCTACAAACAACTTTTAAGAACAGATAAGGAAATTGGCGGGGCAAAACTCAATGACACCCTGAAAACTGCAACTCTAGCATACGAAGCTTTCGCAGATCAAGAAACGCAAGAACTGCTAGCAGAAGCAGGGCTAACCGTACACCCGAAAGTCATTAAGATGTTTCAGGCTATCGGTTCGCAAATGCAACAAGATAAAGTACACGTTTCGAAAAATCCCGCAGGGGATAAGAAAAACCGTGAGGACATCTTGTATCCTTCAATGGAAAAAAACGATTAACACTTAACTAAAAGGAGTAACAAATTATGGCAACATTAGGCGACAAATACTTAAACTTAGCTGATAGGCTAAAAAGAACTGAAGGCGGCGAACAAGCAGCGACTATCATTGAAATGATGTCGGAAACTAACGTAGTTATGCAAGACGCAAACGTAATGGAGTGTAACGACGGTTCTAATCACGTTTCAACTGTAAGATCAGGCTTGCCAACTGCAACATTTAGAAAGATTTATGGCTTCGTGCCTCCTTCTAAATCAACAACTGTACAAGTTAAAGATCCAACAGGAATGCTTGAAACTTATTCAGTTATCGACAAAGATCTTGTGGACAAAGCGAAAAACCCTAAACTTTTCAGACTTTCTGAAAGTACAGCGTTTATCGAAGCAATGAACCAAGAACTACAAGAAAACATCTTTTATGGAAGCGTTGCAGACAATGTAGCAGCATTCGACGGCTTGGCTGTTCGTTATGCTAAGTCTTCTACTAAAAAGACTGAAATTGGTTACAACGTGGTTAAAGGTCTTGGAGCAGGAAGCGACAATACTTCAATTTGGTTTGTAACCTATGGCGATCAGCACTGTTCTTTAATCTACCCTAAAGGCTCAAAAGCTGGATTACAGCACGAAGACGACGGAGTAGTTACAGAAACAGACTCAAACGGCGGTAAGAGAAAAGTTTACCAAGACCATTACAAAATGGACGTAGGCTTGACGCTTCGTGATTTCCGTTCTACTGCTAGAATTTGCAACATTGATGTTAGCAATTTGGCTGGCGGTTCAGGCGTAACACCTGATAACTTGTTAGACCTTATGACTAAGGCTTACTACAAAATCAAAAAACACAATATGGGCGGCAAAACAGTTATTTACTGTAACACTGACTTGTTGATGTACTTTGATAAACAAGTTAAAAACACAACAAATATCGACTTCAACTATAAGGAATACTTGAATGATGATATTCTTCACTTCAAGAATATTCCTATTCGTGATTGCGATCAAATTCTTAACACTGAAGCTGCTGTTGCATAACGGCGGCTTCTCGGTAGTACAAACAATTATAAGGAGTAATAAAAATGATTTTAGATGAACAAGCAATATTTTCAGACGGTCAAGCCGTAACGGTTGACGCAGCTTCGGAAAACATTATAAAGCTAAATGGGGAAGTTGCCTTTGGTACACCTATTGAACTTTTTACACAAATTGACGAGTCTTTCAAAACAGCAGAAGTAGCCAGCATAACTGTAAAAGTACAAACAGACACAGTAGAAGCATTTTCAGACGCTACTGATATTGTTTCAGAAACTTTGTCAGCTATCACAAAAGGCACACGTGCAAAATTGAAATTCTTACCTAAAGGTAATGAAGGATATATGAGATTATATTACGACATTACTTTCAAAACTGGCGTGAGTGCCGCAACAGCCGGTAAGATCACTTCAGGTATTTGCGACGGATCGCCTGAAGGCTATCATAACATTTAATGGATTAGGGGTGGGGCTTAATTGCCTCACCTCTTTTTTAGAAAGGACGCAAAATGGAAGAAGAAAGAAAACTAACTATTGATAGCTGGCAAGTTGACGACGCTTTAAAAACGCTTACAAAAGCTGAAGAAATAAAGCAGAACAAAGATCTTATGGATTTAGTAACCAAAAAGGCAGCTACGCAAAAGAAAGTCTTAGACGACTTAGCTTCTAGGGCAAATTCGTTATATACAAAAATGGAGGATAAATAATGAAAGTAAGAGTTACGCAAAAGGCTTGGTACGATAAAAAACTTCTTAGAGAAGGTCAAATTATCGAACTTGCTTGCGAAGATGAAAACGCATTGCCAACTTGGGCAGAAGCAGTAAACATAGTTAAAAGAACTGTCGAAGTTCAACAAGTAGAAGACTTAGAAGGCAACGTGGTTGAAGTTGAAGAAGAAGAAACAGAAGACGCTGAAGACGAAGAAGAAGCGGACAACGAACCTAAAGCACCAGTAGGCGACGTAAAAGTCGGCGAACTTCCTTTAGTTGAAAAAAACTTGCTATTGCAAGAAGCAGAAGCGGCAGGAGTTAAGGGCAATGTACTTAACTTCAAAGTATCTACATTAAAAGCAAAAATTGAAGCTGCAAAGGGCGATAAATAATGGCAACATACACAAAGGCTAAAATCTTTAATATGGCTTTAAAAAATTTGGGGGTATCTGTCGGCGTTCAAGGTGCAAACCAATCTGACAGAAACACTGTTGTATTGAATGAGTTTTACGAAGCTGCAAAAGAAAAAACCCTGAAGGATTATGACTGGAGTTTTGCAAGTGCGTTCAGAGAATTAACGCCAACCGGTAAAACTCCTTTGAATCCTAAATATTCTTATGAGTACGATTACCCTAATGACTGTGTATTCGTGCGTGAGATTGTAACAACAAGTGAAACTCCTATAAGTTTTCAACGTGCTACAAACTCAACAGGGCAACAAGTGATTTTAACAAACGAATCACCGGCAATAATTCGATATACTCGCTCAATGGAAAATCAGGAAACTTTCTACCCTCCTGAATTTGCTATGGCTTTTTCTTGGTTTTTAGCTTTTCTTGCTGCTTCATCAATTACTGGAGCAAGAGTGCAAAAAAGTGATTGTCTTCAAATCTATAAACAAATGCTTAAAGAAGGCAGAGTAACAGACGCGAACGAAGGCTACGAAACTAACGCAGAGGAAACAACCGACTGGTACGAGGCTAGGGGATAAATGACAAGAATCACTCAAAGATCTTTTACGGGGGGCGAATTAAGCCCCTCTTTATATGCAAGAAATGACTTATCAAAGTACGAATACGGGTTAAAATCTCTAAAAAACGGCTTTGTAAGAACTGAAGGCTGCGTATCAAATAGGGCAGGGCTTGAACTTGTTTGCGAAGTAAAAGACAGTAGCAAAAAAACAAGGATAATTCCTTTTGCTTTTAATACGGAACAGACTTATATTATTGAACTTGGCAATCAGTATGCAAGATATGTAAAAAATGGCGGGCAAATAATCTATCCTGAAGACTTTGGGGCAAATTCAGGCGAAGACGCAGCACTTGCAGGACAAATAGTAGAAACCGTAACGCCTTACCTTACAAATGATTTATTTATGCTTAAATATGCACAAAATGCAGACGTATTAACTGTTTGTAATAAGGGTTATACCCCACGTGAATTATCAAGAAGCGATCACCATTTATGGAATTTGGCTGAAATTGTTGTAGAACCTCAAATAAACGCACCTACAAGCGTTTCGGCTACGTGGACTGGTGGAACGACTAACACAACTACTTATAAATATTTAGTAACAGCAGTAAAAGAAGAAACCTACGAAGAAAGCGACAGATCTTCAGAAGCAAGCGTAGTAGGTCATTTAGAAAGTTACTGGACTGCTTCTGAATATATTACTTTAAATTGGGCTGCCGTTGAAGGTGCAGCAGAATATAACATTTACAGAAGCGTAAATGGTATTTTTGGCTTTGTTGGATCTTCTACGACTAACAGCTTTACAGACGATAAGATCGAACCTGATTTAACTTCGACAGCACCAATAGCAAAAAATCCTTTTGACGACAATAATAATCCTTCTTGTGTTAATTATTTCCAACAAAGGAAGGTTTTTGGCTGCCTTGCTAACGCTCCACAAGCCTTAGCAGCTTCGCAGACCGGAACAGATAATAACTTTAATATAACACGCCCTTTGAGTGCTTCAGATTCAATCACAATTAAGCTATCAGAAAGGGAAGTAAACGAGATTAGACACTTAATAGGTATGAATGACCTTTTGGTGTTCACTTCGGGTGCAGAATGGAAGGTGAACGGGCAAGACGGTTCTTTTTCTGCTTCCCCTACACCTCTTGCAAAACCACAAAGTTTTTACGGCTGCTCACATATTCAGCCGGTTGTTTCAGGTAATATGATTTTATTTGTTCAAGCTGGCGGTTCAGTTGTAAGAGATTTGGGCTATGAATACGTTTCAGACAGTTACAACGGGGATGAACTCACAATATTTGCTAATCACTTGTTTGAAAACAAGCAAATTATTGATATGGCATATTCAAAAGAGCCATACCGTATTTTATGGTGCGTTATGTCTGACGGTACGGTTAATGCCTTGACTTATAACAGAAAACAAGAAGTATCAGGCTGGCACAGACACGAAACAGACGGCGAATTTGAAAGCGTAGCAATAGTAAGAGAAGGTTTTGAAGATGTTGCTTACTTTGTAATTAAAAGAACTATTAACGGACAAACAAAAAGATTTATCGAGCGTATGGCTTCAAGACTTATGGACGACGCAACAGACGGCTTCTTTGTTGATTGTGGCTTGAAATATAGCGGCAATCCTATTTCTGTTTTAAGTGGTTTAGAACACTTGGAGGGCAAAGAAGTAGTAATATTGGCAGACGGTGGAGTGGTTGAAGGCTTAACGGTTCAAAATGGAGGTTTAACAATCCCTTACACAGCCTCAAAAATTGCCGTCGGGCTTCCTTATGAATTTGAATTAGAAACATTGAACATAGAGGGTGAAAATACGCACGGGCTTAAAAAACTTATAAGCAGCGTGAATATTAAAGTAGATAAGACAAGGGAAGATTTCTTTGTAGTAGGACAAGACGGGGTAGAGATCCAAAACCAAAGAAGCCTCGATAGTATAAATGACGCTGGTTACTTATATTCAGGCGATATTCCAGCTTACCCGTTTGCTGATTATACAGAACAAGCAAGGGTTAAAATCAAGCAAAGATTACCTTTACCAATTACAGTAACAAGTATTAGTACGGTTGTAACAGTAGAGGAAGAACAAACAGATGTACAGAGCGAATAAAACTGAAAAAGATGTTTCATACATCTTGGATAATTTAAGGATTGAGGATTTAGAGGAATTAAAAGCCTTATGGGGCGAAAACTGGAAAGAACAGACACTAAAAAACATTATGGAAACTGAATTTAGCGTAATGTTGGGCAAGACAAAAGACAAAGACGTTCCAGTAGTTATGGGTGGAGTTTGGCGAACAGATCCAAACGACGAAGGCGTAGGCTGTATTTGGATGTTAGGAACTGACAATATAGAAAAACATCAAATTTGCTTACTAAGAGAATTGAGAAAAGAAATTGAAAAATTCGATCAAGAATATTGGATAACTTACAACATTATTTATAAGGAAAATTTTAAAGCTAAAAACTGGCTTCAGTGGTTAGGTTTTAAGTTTGATAACCCGAAACCTGAAGGAATTGAAGTACCTGAAGGCTTTGAATTTTTCTATCGTTTAAGACCAGTGAAAGGTTTAGGGGAATAGTAATATGTGTATAATTACAGGATTAACAATAGGTATAGGAACAGCAATAGCAAGTTCATTGGGTGCAACAGTAGCCGCAGCGGGTGCAACTGCTGCCGGAGCAAGTGTAATTACTGCAACTACTGCCGGTGTTATCGGTACTGCCGCAATAGGAAGTGTTGCAGCAGGAATTGTAGGAACAGCCTTAGGGGTTGTTGGTTCTGTACAGCAAGGAAACGCTGCCGCCGCAGCCTATGAATATCAAGCACAAGTGGCACAGCAAAACTCACGAATAGCACAAAATAACGCAGCAATGGAGCGTCAAGCAGGGCTGGAAGAAGCGAGAAGGCAAAGAATTAAGACAATACTTGCAATAGGTCAACAAAAAGTCGGTATGGCTGCTGGTGGAGTTGATATAGCAACAGGAACACCGCTGGACGCTTTAGAAGATACCGCAACTATGGGCGAATTAGACGCATTAATGCTTCAGCACGACGCAGAGAAAAGGGCTGTAAATTATGAGATTGAGGCTGCAAACTTTAGTAATCAATCAAATTTAGATATGTTTTCATCAAGTAACGCTAAAAAATCAGGTTATATGAATGCAGCAGCTTCAGGATTAAAAGGCGTTTCTTCTACCATAGGAAGCATATCAGATCTTGGCGGCTTCGGTAGATCAACAGGCTCACAATTATAAGAGAGGTAACAAATATGGTATCAATACCAATAGCACAAAATCAAGTAGGCGTAAGTCATACTCCAATGGGATATTTCAAAACAAACGCAAGCCCTGACGCATTCGGGGCAAGTATTGCACAAGCAAATATTAGTTTAAGTGAAAGTTCTAATTATTACGTAAGAAGTATGGCTCAATTAGACGAGCAAATTAAAAGAACAAAAGCACTTGAATTAAGTAATAAAATAGATCAATGGGAAAAAGACAATCTACTTGATCCCGAAGAAGGCTATTACTCAAAAATGGGTAAAGACGCTATGGGGAAATCGGGCGAATATCTCGAAAACCTTAATAAGTTTATAAGTGATGAAGCAACAAAAGAGGGCTTAACTTGGGGCTACGGAAAGCAAATGGCTGAACTGATTAAAGCCAAAAAAATCAACACCCTTTACAGGGGCGTTACTGCACACGAATTAAAACAAACTAAAAACTGGGGCTTGGCTACTCTTAATGAAGCAGAAAATTACGCTGTAACAAAGGGAATTACAAACAGAAACAATCCTGAAGTTATAAATTCTGCTCTTGCAAATGGTAAAGTAACTATTGCAGAAAAGGCAAATTTACTGAATTGGGATGAAGACACAACAAGAATTAACCTTACTAAGTTTACTTCTGACTTCCATTCAGGCGTTTTAAATGCTTATTTGCAAGACGGAAGCCTTAAAGCTACTGAATATTACGAAAAACACAAAGGCGAACTATTGCCGGACGCACAAGCAAGATATTTGGGCGGTGTGAAATCTAATGAATTGAAATATAAAGCACGTACAAACGCAGAAAACTTGCTTTATTTATCACCTGAAGACGCTTATAAAAGAATTGACGAAATAGACAACATAGACGAACAAATGGCTACACGTCAAATGTACGGCGTTAAACTTCAGGAGCAAGACAGAATCAAAGAAATGCACCAAAACGAAGCTGAAAATACAAGCTGGCAAAAAGTGCAACAATCTTTAGATATAAACGATATTGACCTTACGGCAAGACCTGAAACTATTAAGGCTCAAATGTCTTATATTGAACAAATGAAGAAATTTGGACGGATTGTTACAGATTACAGCGTATATATGGAGTTGCAAGATATGTCAACCTATGACGCAACCCGATTTAAAACGCTTAATCTTAGCAACTATGCTGCAAGTCTTAGCGAAGATGAATTTAAGACTTTTAAAGAGCGTCAACGTAAAATAGGCTCAATGGAATATACTATAATTCAAGATGATAACAAGTTAATTGATAATGTCTTGAAAGATATTGGGCTTCACGGGGGCAATGTCTTTAACAAGGGCAAAGAGGAATCGGCATATAATCAAGTCAGATCTTTAGTAAAAGAGTGGGAAACAAGACACGGAACACAAATAAACGATTCCCAACTTCAAGATATAGTAAAATCATTAGGTTATAAAGATCCAAAAACTCAAACATACACTTATAAAGAGATCGAAAAAGGTATGGCAGAAAAAGCCGGCTTTATAAAGTCAATTACTAACGATATTGCATATTTTGAAAAGGTACACAAAAGACCGCCTTCACAAGAAGAACGCTTTAAAATGATTTATGGACGTGCAAACGGGCTTATTCAGGATAAAAACAGACAAACCATTCAGAACATAAGCAATGCGGTTAATTATACGCAGCCAAAGAACGGTGAAACAAAAGAACTTACTTTTTATGCAGATAGATACTTGCCACAATTAGGAAAAGAAGTAGGAGTTAAGCTGACTGTTGTAAACGGTGGAAGATATAGAGAGCCAAACGGCAAATATCATTCTTACCATTCTGAAGGCAAGGCTTGTGATATTTCTATGTCTGAACACACTTTGGCAAACAGATTGAAAATAGTTCAAAGCGAAATAGACAATCCGCTTGTTAAGGCTATTGGTACTTCAGATCCTCATATTTTGAGAGCATTTAAAGGTAATAGCAAAATCGTTAATGAAACTGCTTTTGACGCAAAACAAGGCACAGATCATACAAACCATATTCACGTAACATTAAACACTAAAGGAAGCCAAAACGTGCAAACTGTAAGAATGCAAACGCCTTCAGGCAGAATAGTTTTAGTGCCTCAAAATATGGTAAGTCAAGCGATTAAAAATGGTGGGAAAAGGATATAAAAAATGGTAGTACAAAGCGAAGAATTTTGGAATCAATTTGAGCCGGAACAATCAGGAAAAAGCACAAGCAATAATGATAGTTTTTGGGGGCAATTCCAAGACGAAAAACCAAAATATACACCAGTTGCGGGCGACAAAGGCTGGACAATTTCTGCCTATAAACCGCCTTCAATACTTGATAGACTAAAACAAACGCTTCAATGGGTAGTAGATACCCCAAGATTGGCATATACAGAAGGTAAACAAAATGTAGATCTTGCCGTTTTAGAAACAAAAGAAATGTTCGGAGGGCTTAACCCTGAAGAAAAACAACGTCTTAATGACTTAAACGACTATGAGGCAAAAAACTTTGGCATACAAGAACCACAATATGCAGATAAAAACATAACAAATTTAGGGGCGAGAGTATCAAACTTCTTTAAAAAAGGTTATGTTGAAGCATTTAGAATGCTGCCTATGACTGTTGAAACTCTTAAATCGGGTGGTTTTGGTTATGCTGCTGGCTCTTTGATCGGTGCTGGTGGTGCTGTTGTTGCAGGTCAATTAGGACCGCAAGCGGCAACGCCTGAAGAAGTTGTAACCGTTCCCGCTATGGCTGTTGCTGGTGCTAAAATCGGCGGCGGTTGGGGTGGTCGTATTGGTGCAGCTAAAAAGGTTTTTGAATTAGAAGCAGGGTTTGCAAGAAGCGAACTAAAACAGATTGTGGATGAAGAAGGGAAGCCGCTTGATCCAGTAGCCTTAAATGGCTTGTCTGTTGGAGTTGGCGGGATTAATGCTGTCTTGGAATTAACAGGCTTAAGCCTTATGTTAAAAACCGTTCCCGGAGGCGACAAAATACTAAGTAAAATTTCTAAAGAAGGCGTAAAAGATTTAGCAAGTAATCCTACTGTAAGACAAGCACTTATGGACGTTGCCGTTAAATATGGTAAGGGTGTTGCCGGTGAAACTTCAACGGAAATGGCACAAGAGTTTACAAACATAGTAGCTGGGGAAATTGCAAGAAAAATGCAAGGCGTAAACAGTACGCCTATGGAAAAAAACGTAGCAAGGATTTTAGAAACTGGCGTAAGCACTATGGGTGCTATGATTTATACTGGTGGCGTAGGAAGTACCGCACAAACAGTAAATATACTTGTTAAAGACGGAAAAAACAAGGCAGAAGCAAAGCAAATAGCAGCAAATATGACACTTGATGAAAAGGCAGAATTTGTACAAGAGAACTTCGAAAAACTTGTGCCGGATTCTCAAAATGTTAATTTTGCAGAAGAAGAAAAGACTTTACGTGGTGGAGTAACTTATAATAGAATAAAGACAGAACTTGAAAGACAGGGAGCGAGCGAAGAATACGCCGACAAGTCGGCAATTTTAATGCAGCAAGCACATAACGTCATATCAGATAAATTCGGCGAAGAAGGCAGGGAGCATTTAGAAAAATCAAATATTCAAGTGCTTATGAACTCAAACAATCAAGATCAGGCTATCAGAGAAAAACAATTTGTAGATACTGAATTAAAAAATAGAGATCTTCAAGAATTTAGCCCTTCAGAACTTCAGACAGACGCAAAAACATTCCAATACAAGGAAAATTCAGACGAGCAAGGCGTAACAGAACGCTTAAAGGGCGTAGATGAATTTGATCCTTTATTCGCTGGTGAAGTCATTGTGTACGAAAACAAAGAAGGCGAAAAGTTTATAGTTGACGGACACCAACGCTTAGGACTTGCAAAAAGGCTTGAAGACGACAATATAAAATTAAAAGGTTACTTGTTTAAAGAATCAGAAGGCTACACGCCTGAACAAGTAAGGGTTTTGGCTGCTCAAAAAAATATCGCTGAAGGTTCAGGAACAGCAATAGACACAGCAAAAATCATAAAAGAAATCGGATTTAATAAATTACCAAAATCATTGCCTACTAATTCAGCTATGGTTAAAGACGGTATAGCACTTGCAAGACTTGGCGACAATGCTTTTCAAAAGGTTGTTAATGGTGATGTTACACCGGCACAAGGTGCAAGAATTGCCGACGCAATAAGAACAGACGAACTAAAACAACAATTAGCAATAGACGCAGTAAGAACGGCAAAGCCTGAAAACTTAGAACAAGTTTATATGCTTGCTCGTGAAGTTGCTATGGCTGATACTACGCAGTCAGAACAAGTCAATTTATTTGGAACACAGCAGCTATTTGAAAGCACAGCACTTGAAAAAATACAGATTGTTGATAAGGCTATTAAGTCATTAAAAGCCGACAAGAAAATATTTAACGGTCTTATAAGAAATAGCAGCAAAATTCAATCAAAAGGCAAAAATAAACTTGATAAATCTACTAACGAAGAAATAAGACAACAAGCAGCAGTAGCAATAGAATTAATCGAAAGATTAGCCACTATGAAGGGCAAAATTTCTGATAAAGCTATTGAACTTGCTTTAAAACTTAAGTCTGAAGAAATAAATATGAATGAAGCAGTAATGCAATTCAGAGAGTTTGTAACATCAAAAGAAGTTATAGACGATATTTACGGACGTTCTAAAAAAGAAGTAGTTTATAACCAAGACATTATACAAAAAGCCTTAGAAGGTCTTGAAGAAGATTCAAAAGTAGCTGTAAACAAAGAAAAAGCAGAACAACATAAAAAATCAACCCGCCAAAAATATAACGAGGAATACGGCGGGGCGTTTCAAGCTGCCTTATTCAATGTGGAATCTTTCAAAAACGGTCAAACTACCTTGTTTGATCCATTAGAATTTTACCAAAAAGGGCTTTATCAAAGCGAATCACAAGGCGGCAGAATAAGCCCAAAAGAAAAAGCTATACTTGATAATTTTATAAAAGACAATAAAACAACCTTAATGAATGCAAAAGAAAACAGTAAAACTTTTGGGGTAGAAGATAATTCAGCAGAACTTGCAGAAAAAATAGACCTTTTAGAAAAAATCAAAAAAGGTACGCTGCAAGAGAGCGAATACGAAAAAGCTACAAAACTTATGGAAGATTTAGAAAAATCAGACTATACAGAAATAGCGGACATAATTAAAAAAGCCCTTAACATTAAAGAACAGCAACAGCAAAAAGCAGAAGCAACAAGCACTACAAAACAAAGACGAGGACAATTTAGAATAGATGAAGACGGAACAGCTATAATAGATATTCTTGAAAACGGCGACGCTTCAACACTTGTACACGAATTAGGGCATTTTTACTTGTATTCGCTTGAAACATTAGCAACACAAAATAATCGTGCAGCAAAAGAACTATCAGAAATTAATAAATGGCTTGGAAGGGCTGACAATCAAGAATACACACAAGAAGAAATGACAGAATTTCACGAGAAATTCGCTCGTGGCTTTGAGGCGTATTTATTGAATGGTGAAGCACCTACAATCAAAATGAAATCAGCTTTTGAAAACTTCAAAGACTGGTTACGTAAAGTTTATGATTCTGTACGTGATTTAGACGTGGAATTTTCAGAAGATACAAAAATGCTTTTTGATAGAGTGTTTACGACTGACGAAGAATACGAAAAAGAAGTATTGTCAAAATATACTTATAATTACGAAACTATATTGCAGATTGAAAAGGCAAGAAAAAACCCTGCATATCAGTTAAGAGAAAAGATGTATAATACAGGCAAATTCTTAAGCGATTGGTACGACAAACTTGTTATACCTATTGAAACAAGGTTGGGCAAATTCTCGCCTGAATTAAGAGAAAAATTAAGAAATCATACTGCTGATTTAGCATTAATAACCGGCAAAGATTATGAGGCTGCAACAGATCTATTCAAAGTTACTCAAAAAATGAAAAAAGAGAACAGAAAAGATTATGAAACTTTTGATCTTGCACTTAAAAACAGGGATGATATAACAGTTAAACTCCTTGCTAATAAATATGGCTTTAGTTCGGAATTTGAAGCGGTCAGGGATATTTTAGACGATATTTACGCACAAGCACTTGAAGTGGGCATAGATGTTGGCTATTTAGAACATTATTTTCCACGCTTGGTTAAATATGATATGACGGACAAATTCTTAGAGTATATTGATATGCTCGCATTAAAAGAAGAAATCGACATAAAAAATCAAGTGTTAAAACTTGAAGACGCTAAAATAAGCCGTATTCTAAAAGATATTACTTCAGCGGATAACAGCCAGTTTTGGTCGCCTGAAGACAGAGCAAAGTTTATAAACAATAAAATTAGAGGCTTTGGCAAAAATAATATCCTTCTTGGAAGAAACGCAAACTTAAAATATGGAAGAATGATAGACGAATTAGACGGGAATTTTAACCAATTCTACGAATCTTTCGAAACAGCCTTAATAGGTTATATGGGAGGTTCAAGACGTGTAATTGAAGCAAGAAAGTTTTTCGGCAGCGAAAATGCAGAAGTAGGAAAATTAAGAGCGACAATAAAACGCAAAAGAAAAACATTGGCAGAAGTGAACGACAGGACGCCTTCACAAGCTAAATGGAAGGAAATTAACCGCCTTAAATACGAATTATCACCTATTGAGATCAAAATAGAAAGTTTTGAAAAGCAGGAAAAAAGAACACTTGAACAAGAAGAAATCTTAATACAGCTACAAAACAAAAAAAATCGTTTGCAGCAGCAAATAGACTGGGTGGAAGAAGCAAGCCCATTCCAAGTTAAAGGCGTTGTTGCAAAAAGATTAGCGGCAGAAATACAAGAAAATTCTAAAAAAATTGCCGATATTCTAGGTGATGAAGACAATATAGAAGACAGTATAGGGGCTTTGATAACCTCTTTGTCTGCTAACAAAGACATACACGCAAAAGACGAAAAAGTAATAAGAGAATTGCTTTTGGCTCGTTTTAATGCAAATAAAATAGCAGATCCGGTAAGAATTACAAGGGATATGACATATATTGCGACATTGAACGACATTACAAATGCGATTACTCAATTTGGTGATTTAGCTTTTTCAGTTTATAAGTATGGATTTTCTACAACAGCTAAGGGCATAGGCAAGCCGTTTGAGATTAAAAAAGAGGACTTAGGCTTAAATGATATGGCGTATGAGTTTTCAAACCCTTCTCGCCTTTCTAAATGGCTTAAAAAACAATTTGAACTTATAGGCTTATCGGCTATTGACGGATTCGGAAAAAATACAATAATTCAGTCAGCCTTGCTTAATGCTCAAAAAATGGCTAAAAAGAACAATGCTCAATTAGACGAAAAGTTAAAAACTATCTTTGGCGAAAGAGCAGAAGAAGTCAAAAAAGGCTTAATAAGCGGCGAAGTAACAGACGACACGATTATATTTGCTTATCACGAGTTATCAGATATTCAGCCAATTTCTAAAGATCAAATGCCTGAATTATACCAAAACGGCGGTGGCTTTATGCGGTTATTCTATACGCTTAAAACTTACGGCATAAAGGCTTTGGACATAGCAAGAACAGACATTACAGACAAAATACATCAAGGAGTAAAAACCAAAAATAAAAAACTTGTAAAAGAAGGCTTGAAAAATCTTATAAGACTTCAAATGCTTTTATGGCTTTTTGGTGTGCCTATTGACGCTTTAAGAGATCTTTTGGCAAACCGTGATATAAACTTACTTGAAAGTTTTGTAGATACATTGATTCCAGCGTTTCTAGTCAATAGATATTTATTCAGAACAGCAGACAAAGAAGGCGTAGGAAGTGCGATAACTGGCTTCTTCACTCCTGCGATAGTCAACGTGATAGAAAACACAGGCAAAAGTTACAGCGTAACAAATATACCGTTTATCGGAAAACCTTTGTACAACTGGGGTATTAAAGAGAAAAAATAAGGAGTATAGGAAATGACAGTACCAAAAATTGATCCCGTTAATAATTATGCGGGAAACGGATCTACAACAACTTTTGACTTCGATTTTTTAATCGAAAGTTCAAGCGAATTATTAGTGCAGCACACTAACAATCTTGGCGTACAAACTACATTAGTTTATGACACCGATTACACTATTAATACAATAGGGAACGAAAATGGAAGTTATATAACATTCCCTAAAGCCGGTTCGACATATTCGACACTTGAAAGCGACGAAATTTTGTCTATAACGCCAAATCTTGATATTAAACAAGAAAAAGAAATAAGAAATTCAGGTAAATTAAACCTTGTTGTTCTTGAATGGTGTTTGGATTACATAACAAGAATACTACAAGTGCATAGTAGAAAAATTGAAAGATCTATAAAAGTTCAAGAAAGCACAAACATTGATACTGAAACACTTGTAAACAACATAAACAATGTTGCGGCGGGCTTATCAACGATTGAGGCGGTCAATGCAAATTCAACAAACATAAATACAGTTGCGGCGAATGGTACTGATATTTCAACTTGTGCAACTAATATTAGTTCTATTAATAGTGCAAGCACAAACGCAACAAATGCGGCAAATTCAGCCACAGAAGCCGCAAATTCTGCTATTGACGCTGGAACGGCAGAAGATAACGCTAGTATATGGTCGGAGGGAACAGACGAACAAGTGCAGACTTTGGGTGGCACTCATTCTGCTAAAGAATGGGCTGAAATATCTTCACAAGGACAGGTACAGGCAGATTTTAATCAAGCAGACAATACCGCAAAAGATTTTATTAAAAATAAACCCGTCATTATAGATTTTACAGTATCTCTTGATACTACTTGGGCGGGGGCAACTGCACCGTTTACGCAAACTGTTTCAGTTGGAAATATTTTAGCAACAGATACGCCGGTTATTGGATTAATAAAATCTAGCACTTGGGCGACGGCAGAAGAAGAAATAGCCGAATATTCAAAGATAAAAAAAGCCGAAACAGGGGAAGGAACAATTACCTTCTACGCAGAAGAAGCAACAAGTATAAATTTGACATTACAAGGTAAGTTAATTAGATAAAGGAGGAAAAATGAGCGAAGTAATTTTAACTGGTGCGGGCGGTGGCAGTGCCAAAGGAAACGGAATACCGCCGTCAGTATGCAAAAATTTAACAATTAAAAGAAACAGTACGTCTGTATTGCTAAAGTGGCAAGATCCGGACGATACTTTTATTGATAAACAATGTTTATCGACTTGGGCTGGAACGAAGATAGTAAAAAAATTAAATTCATTCCCTACAAGTGAAAAAGACGGAACTTTGGTAGTGGATAATACAGATAAAAATAATTATTTTTCTACGGCGTACACAGACACGATAGTTGCTGGTGAAGATTGGAAATATGCGGCATTCCCTTATTCATCAAACGGGGTAACTTGTTATAATGACAAAAACAAATTTAACGACGCTATTATTTATGAATTTTGTATAAATCCAAATGACAGCAACCCCGCAACAAGGGTAACATACCCTTCGGGTTGCACAAATGAAAACTTTGCCCCTGCTTATATGAATTTTGGCAATGGGTTTAATTATGGCGACTGGGGCAATGCCTTTTTTATGCCCCGCCCTGTTATGCTTAAATATGACGGCACGGTGGATTATGAATTATACAAACAAGATTTTAGATACAAGGCAGACGGTGTAACAGCTTCAGACGTTGCAAACACTTCTTACGGTGGAAACGCTATGATCGCATTCCCGCAAGTTTGGTTTAAATTTGTTATGGACGGAACATTACAGCACGTTTATATTTCAAATATGCAAGTTGATGAAAATTATAAATGCTATACGCATTATAATAATAATGGAGTTTTGCTTGATGAAATATTTATTATGGCATTTCAACCCGCCAATATTTCAAGCAAATTGAGAAGTTTATCAGGTCAAACAATTTTCGTAAACAATGCAGGAACAACAGAAATTACTTACGCACAAGCTAACGGTAATGGCTGGTTCTTAATGGATTACGGCGAATTTAATATGATCGCTATGTTATTATTTTTAATGGGTAAAAGCACAAATGTTGAAGCAGTTTATGGCTTGGGGCGTAATAGCGGTGCGAATGGAACAACCGGCGAATGTATTTCAGACGGTATGTTTTGGGGTACTAACGCAAATGGAAAGTTAAAAATATTTGGTATCGAAAATTACTACTCTAATTACTGGAAAAGATGTGCTGGCTGCGTTTATACCGCAACTGGTATGAAATATAAGTTATGTAATTATACAAACGACGGATCAACTGTTATCGGATATAATACCGACGGAACAGGCTATTTAACACATCAAGCATTTAGTGGTTCTTCAGGCGGTTATATTTCACAAGCGTTGCTTACTGCAAATGGAATATTCCCTACCGTAGCTAGTGGTTCTGCAACTACATACTTCTGCGACGGTTTATGGTGGGCTTCAGGCGGTTACGCCTTTGTCGGCGGTGACTACTCCTATGGTTCGCTTGGCGGTG